CTTTACCTCTGGCGAATAGTTGAGCGCGATCGCGTTCGGATAGAACTGCCTGACGAGCTGATAAACGCCCTGCCCGATGCCTGTCGTATCGATCGCCATATAGGCAACGTTGTATTGCTGTGTGACCTGCCGAATGCTCTCCGCCTGTGCCTCGAAATCCATCCCGCGCCACTGGTATTTGTGCAGCACGCGAAACTTGCCACCGGGCACGGCCGGCGGCGCGACTACGATTAGGCCGGCAGAATCGCCGGATAGCGCAGGGTCATAGCCCACCCAGACGGGCCGATAGCCGAAAGGCCGCGGCGCGAGCGGTTTGAAGTCGTCAGCCCATGCGTCCCACGAGTCGACCATGCAGCGCTGCAGATCCGCGAGCGGGAATATCGACGCCGTATCGTCGATAAACTGGCACATCAGGAGATTGGCGTATTCCTGCGCGCTGTATTCAAGCCGCAGCTCGTCGATATCGAACAGATCACAACCGCCTGCGAGGGCATCCTCGACCGTCACGATCTGCCGCCATTGCCGGTCCTCGCAGAGACGACCGCTGGCGAGTGCCTTGTGCGTCACGTCCAGATGCAGATGATCGACCTTGGCGCGGCCCCGGTTGTAATGGTCGCCGGTCCAGAACGGATAGGCCTCGTGCTGCATGCTCGATGGCGTTGAGAAATACGTCTTGCGCCATTTCTTGTGCATCGCCATGCCCGATGCGACCTTGTTGAGCTGGCGAAAGCCGCTCACCCAGAAGTACTCATCGAAATAGAAGTTGCCGTGATAGCTCTGCGCGGTTTTGGCATTGGTGCCGAGAAAATAAAGGATCGCTTCATTCGGCAAGATGATCGGCTCGCCGGTCAATTCGACGTCTGCGGCCTCGCGGGCAAACTGGCATATGTACTGCCGGAAAACATGCGCCTGTGCCTTGCTGGCCGACAGGAAAATCTGGTTGCGGCCGGTCGTCAGCGCATCGTCCAGTGCCTCGCGTGCGAAATACCAGGTCGCGCCGATCTGCCGTGACTTGAGCAAGTTGCGCGTGCGCTGATGGCCCTGCCGATACCAGACCTTCTGATAGCCGAACAGAGAATCGAGAAACGCCTCGCGAAGCCGCTCGGCCTGTTCGTCACTAAACGCATTGCGCGCGGGCTTCTCCTTGCGCGGTGCCTTGTTGCGTGCCTCGATGTTCGGGTTTAGATCGCTCTCTTTCCCCGTTTCGCCGTATTTGCGCACGCGAGCAAGGCGCTCAACCTGCCGGCCGAGCAGGTCGATTTCCTTGAAGTCCCCGCCCTCTTTCCGATCCTTTGCGATCAAAACCATCAGGCGCGTTTCAAGCGACGACTCGATGCGCTCGATCGCCGGTGCCTTGTCCCACTCGTCGCGCTGTTTCCATGCCTCGACCGTCGCACGCTTCATTTCCATGTGACGCGCGATAGACGTGACGCGCCAACCTTGCCAGTAAAGCGCGCGGGCTATACGGCGGGGGTCGGCGTTCGATTCGAGCACAGGGGCAATGTCGGCAGTTTCTAGCATGGCCCCGAGTTTCCCGCGTCGCGCGCGCGCAAGCACGCCTAAGTGCATGTATCCAAAGCGGAAACAGATGCCAATCGTTGAGGCGCGAGCCGCCCGAAAGCAAACTGTGAACTCACGACGCCCCCCTCGAACCTGTTGGAGACCTGACGATGCAATCTCGCAAGCTGTCGCTTATGTCGTTCACCGTTGCGGCGATCGCGTTCGCTTTCACAATGGACGCACACGCGGCGACGCTCGCCGCGAGCACCGTTCTGAATCACGCCGATTTCACCGCGCACGGCCTCGGCGCATTCGGTATCGGTTCGGTCGCTGCAGCGGCATCCGGCTCTACATCGAGCGCAATCAGATACACGGCATCCCGGTTTTTTCGCATCGCCGTTGAAGGCGCAACGACTGACGGCCGCACCATCGCCCGCGAATGGCTTTCGCAAATGGCGAAGAACTACAACCCTGAGATTTACGGCGCTCGCATCAATCTCGAACACTATCGCGGCATCGTTCCCGATGGGCCGTTCAAGGCATACGGCGATGTGATCGCACTTGAAACCCGCGACGAAACCGGCCCGCTCGCCGGAAAGCTCGGCCTGTATGCACAGATTTCGCCGACGCCTGACCTCGTTGCGATGACGAAGGCCAAGCAGAAGATTTACACCTCGTGCGAAATCGACCCGTCGTTCGCCGACACCAAACAGGCGTATCTGATCGGACTGGCCGTGACCGATAGCCCCGCAAGCCTCGGCACCGAGATTCTGTCGTTCGCAGCACAGAACCCGGCGGCCTCTCCCTTCAGTGGCCGCAAGGTAAGCACGACAAACCTTTTCAGCGTCGCCGACGAAACCCTGATCGAGTTTGAAATCGAGACGGTCGAAACGCCGACGCTGCCGACCCTGTTCGCCCGCGTTAAGGAAGTGCTCGGCCTCGCGCAGAGAAAGGCCGCGACCGATGACACGCGTTTCGCTGACATGGCACAAGCGGTCGAAGAACTCGCAACGCACGGCGCAGCTCAAGCCGAAGCACATGCGACAAGCGCCGGCCGCGTTGACCATCTCGAAAAGCAGATCGCCGCGCTGACCCAGGCACGCGAAGCGGATCGCAAAGCGTTCGACGAGCTGCAAGTGCAGCTCTCGACCACCGGCAACGGCCAGCCCCAACGCCCGACGACCACGGGCGGCGACGGCGCGATCGTCACCGACTGCTAACCAGCCCCCCGGCATCTACCCCGACTTTTCGGAGCAACACACATGCAGAACAAAACCCGCCTTGCGTTCAATGCGTATCTGGAGGCAATCGCCAAGCTCAACGGCGTGCCGAGCGCGGCCGTCAAGTTTGCGGTTGACCCGAGCGTGCAGCAAAAGCTCGAAACCAAGATTCAGGAATCGAGCACGCTCCTGTCGAAAATCAACGTCATGCCCGTGACTGAGCAACAAGGCGAAAAGCTCGGCCTCGGCATCGGCGGCCCCATCGCGAGCACGACCGACACCAAGGTAAAAGACCGCGAGACGGTCGACCCGACCGATATCGATTCGAGCAAGTATTTCGCGTCACAAACGAACTTCGATTCGCATGTGCCGTATGCGAAGCTCGACGCATGGGCGAAGTTTCCCGACTTTCAAACCCGCTTGCGCGACGCGATCGTGCAGCGCATGGCGCTCGATCGCATCACGATCGGTTTCAACGGCGTCAAGCGTTCGGCAACGTCCGACCGTAACGCAAACCCGCTGCTGCAAGACGTGAATATCGGCTGGCTGCAGGCGTATCGCGCTGAAGCTGCCAAGCGCGTGATGGATCACGGCAAGGCGGCCGGAAAGGTGCAAGTCGGTGCCGGAGGCGATTACGCCAATCTCGATGCACTGGTCTATGACGCGGTGAACAGCCTTGTCGACGCATGGCACCGCGAAGATACGGCGCTCGTCGTGATCTGCGGCCGTGAGCTACTGCACGATAAGTATTTCCCGATTCTGAATCAGGACAACAAGCCGACCGAGCAAGCGGCGGCCGACATGATCGTGAGTCAGAAGCGCATCGGCGGTTTGCCGGCCGTGTCTGTGCCTTACTTCCCGGCCAACGCAATGATGATTCAACGCCTCGATAACCTGTCGATTTACTGGCAGGAAGGCGCACGCCGTCGCACGATCGTTGACAACGCAAAGCGCGATCGCGTCGAGAACTTCGAATCCTCGAACGATGCGTATGTCGTCGAAGATTTCGGCGCTGGCTGCATGGTCGAAAACATCACGGCGGTCTGACGATGAAAAGCCCCGCCCAACGCCACTACGAACGCGTGTCGGCCGAACAGGCTGCGGCATCGGCTTCACCTGGCGAATCCCTCGCCGGCGTGAGTGCTTACGAACTGATGCTTGCGAAACTGGCGAGCGATCGCCGGCGCCTCAAGTCAATCGCATCGATCGAACGAAAGATCGAAGTCAAGCGCGCCGAGCTGCTACCCGAGTACGTCGATTACGTCGCGGGCGCACTGGCCGGCGGGCGGGGCGCGCAGGACGATATTTTAACGACCGTGATGATCTGGCGTGTCGACGCGGGCGATTTCGCCGGCGCGCTCGATATCGCCCGGTATGCCCTCACGCACCGGATGACGCTGCCCGATCAATACGACCGGCCGCTCGCGACCGCGATCGCCGAAGAATTCGCCGAAGCGGCCCTCACTGCATTCAAGAAAGGCGAGAGGTTCGACGGCGCGCAGCTCGACGAAGTCGCGCAGCTCACCGCGTCGGCCGACATGCACGACCAGGTGCGCGCGAAGCTGCACAAGGCCCTCGGCTATGTCGCCGAACAAGGCGGCGATGGCAAGACCGCACTCGAACACCTATGCCGCGCGCTCGAACTCGACTCGCGCGCCGGCGTGAAACAGGACATTGCCCGCATTGAGAAAGCGGGCAATGCGGCCGGCGCCGACGCCGGCCGCACGTAAAGAGCCCACCCCGGCCTGGGCGGCGCCGGCTGACGATCGCAACGCCTGACGCGAATGTGACAGATAAAGCGATCCGACGCCGGCCCACCGCCCGCCCAATACCTACCTGTCGCGAGCTGATGCCATGACGAGTTTTAACGCGATCGAAGAACCAACCCTCACGCCCGCGCCGGCAGCGTCGGTCGACGCGCTGACGATCGAAAACGTCGCATGGTTTCCCTCTATCGACCTCGCGCACATGCGCGAAGCCGTGCGCCTCACCGGCACCGTGACAACGGCGCGACTGCGCGATGCCGCGATCGCCGCGATCGACGAAGTGAATCGCGAGCTGGCGAACTGGCGCGCAGAGCACGAAGCGGCCGGCGTGGCATCGCTCTCCGAGCTGCCGGCCGACAAGATCGGCGGCGAAAGTGTGCAGCTCGCGCGCTATCGCCGAGCCGTCTATTTCCTCGCGCGCGCGGACCTCACCGAGAAGTATCGCGATTTCGAT